TTTATCAGTACATTTGCAAGACTTCAAAAGACAACAACTGCCATCAGCTAATCTATAAATGCACATTAAATATTGTGCAGTCCTTTTATCAGACAATTAAGTTTAGATAAAGTCTATTTATTAAAAGTCTTTTGTATGTCCGAATAGAAGTCTTTGTAAAACTTCTGAACATCTTTTAAGTATGTTTCGTAGTTTTGTTTTAGTTCTTCGTAAGTCGGTAGTTTAAATGTGAACATTTTATTCTCCGTTAGTTTAGGAGTATATAATATTGCAACGCAATATAATCAAGTCTATTTTTTTAAATGTTCTTTAACTGATTCAATAATATACTTAGCTATCTCCCACTTCCATTCTGCATATAAGCCAAGCACTAATCCTAATATAAAATATATCATAATATTAATTCTGTTAAGTTTCTGTTGTTTCCAACTGTTCCTTTAATAAATACATTAAAAGCTAAACTAATTCTAGTGTTATCTCCTTCTTTAGTTTCTACCATGTGAGTTAATGATGATGGGAATAGTATTACATCTCCAGTCTTTACAGAGAACCACCAAGTTTCTGAGTTCCATAAATTCCAATCTTTTATTTCTAATCTAATTGTTTTGTAGTTATCGTTAAAAAATTTAATCTTATCATGTTCTTCATGGCAGTTAATATAAAATACTCCTGATACTAATGAGTTTGGGTGTGAGTGTTTGTGATGATATTGATTTTTTTCAGTATAGTTTAACCAAGACTGAGTTATATAAGGTGTAATTTTATTTGCTGGAGAAATAACTTTATTAAAGTAATCTTGTACTATTAGAAATAATTCTTTTTTAATATTAGCAAAAGGTTTTTCATTAAGAATATAATTATTGTTTGATGTAATATTTCCATCATTTTTATAGAAATCTTTTTTATTTTTACCTACAAATTTTAATTCTAATGGTGTTAAGTTTCTTTCTACTTTAGATATATATATTGGTGTTGGGAATATCCCATTTATTGATGCTTCCACTTTCCTTCCTTTCATTTTTTAAAATATTATACTTCTGCTATATCCCAAGTCAATGTTGATTCATTCCAAATATATACTTCTCCATCTGTTGGATAAACAACTGGTGCGTTCCAAAGACAAGTATCTTCATTTAATAGCCAAGAGTTAAAAGGTTTAGGTGAAATAAAAGCATCTCTATCTTCGTCATAAGTATAACCTATTCCTGCATGGTTTTTTCTAAATGGTGTTCCATTATTATTATGAACTCCACCATGAGTATTGTAAGATGTTTGTTTCCAAATAGCCCAACCAGTTAATTTTGTTAAAAAATCAATTCCATTAACTTCTTGTTCAACTCCATTAGAATCTTTTAATACGTTATTATGTACTGAAAGAACTTCTATTACTTTATTATTTAATCCTATTTTTGCGAATGATGCCATTATGCTGTGTAACTCCCACTTCCGTTAAATTGTAAAATTGTATTTGAACCTGAAGTTGTAACTGTTGGAGAACCTGAAGAAGTTGCTGAATAATTAGCAGTTGGTACACTTAATATAACAACACCTTTACCTCCTGAACCAGAAGTCCCACCTCCATGTCCACCTCCACCACCACCTCCAGTATTAGCTGTACCAGAAGTACCATTACCATTTGATCCAGCACCACCTCCTCCAGTTCCTCCATTTCCTCCTGGAGCTGTATAAGAATTACCCCCACCACCACCTGCATAAGTTACTGAAGAACCAGTTATTGAACTTGCAGTTCCGTTTCCTCCATGTCCACCACTAGCACCATCAGTTCCTACTGCACCAGCACCTCCTCCACCACCAGCATTATAACCTGGTGTATGAGGTACTTTAGAAGCACCTCCATTATTACCTTGACTTGGAGATGTACTTGGAGTGTTACCTGCCCCTCCAGCAGCTTGTGGGTCACCTGCACCTCCTCCACCAGAACCACCACTTCCTCCAACTCCAACTGGACTTAAATTTAAATCTCCACCTTTTCCTCCACCAGCAGAAGTTATTGTTGTTAATCCTGAACCTGATATTGATGAATTAGAACCATTTGAACCACGAGTTGAATTTGTACCACCTGCACCACCATCACCTACTGTTACTGTAATTACTGTTCCTCCATTTACTGATTGAGTTGAAGTTCTAAATCCACCAGCACCTCCACCCCCAGAATGATTTTGTGTATCTCCTCCTCCCCCTCCTCCAGCTACTACTAAAAAATCTATTGAATAAGATATTGGTTCTAAAGCATCTGATCCTTCATTAATTCCTGATGTTGCTAACCAACCTTGTGTTGCATCTATATAAACTAATAATACACCTTCTCTTTCACCTCTTAACTGTAATCCAGATGTTCCCCCTTCAATTTTATTTCCATTAGGAGAAACAGTTAAAGCATTAGTATCAAAAGTTCCTGCATAATCTACTACTGCCACTTGTTGTCCAGCAGTTGGAGTTGCAGGTAAAGTTACTGTGAAAGCAGATGATGTTGTATTACAAAAATATCCTTCTCCAGCAACAGCAGTAAAACCAGAAGTTTTAACTGAAGATTGAAAAGCTATACCAGCAGATGGAGTTATAAAAGATAATACACCAGAACCATTTGTGCTTAATACTTGACCATTTGTTCCATCAGCAGAAGGTAATGTAAATGTTAAGTCAGCAGATAAAGAAGCTGGTGCTTTTAATGCTACATAGTTTGTTCCGTTAGCTGTTGTTTCTCTAAAGCGAATTTCTTTTTGATTGTCTATAATTAAATTTACTGTTGTTGTATTTACTGAATCTGAAAGTGTTAAAACTGTTCCTGTTGCAGTAGTTGATAGTCCAGTTATTGATACTGTTGAATCTAACCAATTTACTGTGTTAGCAGAATGGTCAATAGTTGCTAAAGATATATCGTCAGCACCATCGTAGTATTTTAATGTAGGTGTAGTTGCAGAAGTTGTGTCTAACCAAAGTTGTCCTGCGACAGCACCAGTTGGTCTTGATGTTCCTGAATTTGTTGTTTGAATTGCCGATAGTGCGTTGTTTAAATCTGTTCTAAATGCAGGGAAACCCTGATTTGCTATATTGTAATCGTGTTGTGCCATATTCTATCTAATATCCTTTACTTAAATAATCAAATACTCGTGTTACTCCAGTACTTGAACTGTTTTTAAATGCAATATCAAAACCATTAACAGTTTTATTTGAAATTGTAAAGAAATCTCCAGTATTTAATCCTTGTGCTGTTATTCCTACTGCATAAGAATTTGAATAAAAAGGATTAGTAAAGACAACATTATAAGTGCCAGTACCTGAAGTTATATCATTTCCACTAAATATTCTATCTGGCATATCTATACTTACTGACAAAGCACTAATAACTGGAGTAGAACTTAAATCAAAAGAAGTTAATACTACTCTAAATTTATAATATCTTGCTGTATAATCACCGACTACAAAGTTTCTAAATGAAGTATAAGTTATATTGTCATTTGATAAAGCAATCTCAATATGTGCATTACAGTTTGCAGGAGTATCACCATCAAAGCTAGAACTTGCGTCATCAAAGTTTCCAGTTCTTGCATCAAACAAGTCATCTGCATTATCAGAAGTTTGTGTAATAGAAGCAGTTACTCTTGAAGTATAAACTGCACCTATATCTATTGGAGAAGCAAATACATAATTTCCACTAGAATATAAATCAAAAGAAGTAATACCAGAATCAAAGAATGAAGGTGCTGAATCAAAATTGCCAGTTGCACTATCAAATAGTTCTGAAGAATCTAATCTTAAAGTTCCGTCAGATACTAAGGTTTGAAATTTAGTTCCTGAGAATGTAGGTGATTCAGTTTGTGTAGCAACAGCATTAAAGTTTCCTATTGCATTTATGTTAGTCGCAATAATTGTTTCGTTAGAAGATAAGTTGCCAGATTTGTCCACAGCTTTTATCAGATAACTGCCTACCCTCGCAGGTACAGTAATTGATGTAGCTGGTCTTGCAACTTTTTCAACTAAAGAAACTGAGTTAGACCAAGACGCACCACTTGTTAGTGTAGAAAATCTAATTGCGTAGTAAGCTAAATCTAAATCAGCAATTTGTGTCCAAGATAAATGAGCATCACTTCCAATAATATTACAAGAAAAATCCTCAACATCAGCAGGTGAAGCAATACCACCAATAATAGTTCTTGATGCAGAAGTATATGTAGAACCAACTCCTAAAGTATTAAATGCTTTTACTCTTACATTATAAAGAGAACCATCTACTACGTTTAATATTCTTTGTGTTAATCCTTTTCCTTGTCCATGAATAATGTAATCGGTATCTGTGCTTAGTTTGTATTCAACTTGGTAGTAATCTACAAAGTTATCTAATGAAGCACCAATCGTTACATCTAAAGCAGTAATAACAACTCCGTCTGAATATTCTATTAATTGATCGTCAAGAGTTACTGAAACTGGTGCAGTAACAGAAAAAGGATTTGGAAGTACAGTATCGGCTATTGCAGGTGCTTCTAATTTATTTTCGTAATCATAAAACTCGTCTTGATGTTCCTCTAATCCTAAATTAACTGTGCTATCAGCATTAATAGATAATGACATAACTCTAAATGGTTTTGCACTAAAACCTGCTGTGTCATAAGTCGCTGTTACTATATCTCCAATAGATAAGTTAAGTGCTTCAGCAGTTGCAGTAACTTCAGCTTTTATATTGTTTCTTGATCTCTTTAAGATGTTCTCGCAAATTTCTTCAGCTTGATAAGGAGAAGTAACTTGTATCATATCAAAACTTCTCTCTAATAATGTTTCATTATCTTCAGTAAGCATAGTTGCGTGTCTATCTCCTGATGCTAAGTGTGCATCATCAAATGGTGGGTATGAAACTGTATCTGATTGATAATCTTTTTCTGGGTTAGTATATGTCCCTATAACACGATTGTATTTTTCTGATTTACTTTCGCCTTGTATTTTAACTTCGCTTACAACATTATCTTTAGTTAATAATAATTGTGAAGCACCTGAACCCTCAATAATAATCTTGTATTTACCTTGTGTATAATTAAAGATTGCTCTCATAGGAATTAAGAGTTCTCTTACATTTTCTATTAATTTCTTTTCAGTATCTAATACTGCGTTTGTTTCAAATAAGTTAATTGTACTTGCACCTGAGTATGGAGTTACTTGTGTATCGCAAGTATTTGCAGAAGTTTTAAATGTTTCGTAATTAGTTTCAAAGGCATCATTAGGTAATCCTTTTCCATATCTAGTGTTTCTTAAATAGTCTAAAAGAATTAATGATGAGTTTGCAGAATAAGCCCAAGTAGAAGCTGTATCTTGTCTATGTGAACCTGAACCACCTTTAGTTGTGTCTAATCTTGGGTCATATATTTTTTTACCTCTAACTGTTACT